AAAATTTAAAAGACGTTCAAGAAGTTTTGTTGCTTCAAATCACAATGAAGATGATATTGAATTGTATGCAGTTGCTTTAACTCAATTATTAGATGGGTTGAATTTTAGAGATACAATTATGGAAATATGCCCAGAAATGTTGCATAATTTAGATTTATTAATAGATCTACCCCGATAAGGATGGATGATGCTTTTTGTTCTATATATTTACGTATTGAAACAAAAAAAGAAAAATGTCAAGCTATATTGGATTCTTTAAATAAAGAATATATTCTAGCGTCCAATTATATTGAGTTGCCATATTATAATAGACGTGAAAATAAAAAACATCATTATACGTTAGACCTAACCGTTCTTGTTCCAGATGATATATATCGTAGATTTTTAGGAGATAAATCTCATTTGGATGATGCTTGTAAAGTTGAAATTTTTAATTTTTTGAAAAATGAATAAGATAGGGGGATAGATTAATATATCGAGCCATGAATATAGCAATAGATCAGGGAAAAAAGGATATCGTTTTAAATATACTTGAACCTTTTATGTTTAATTCTAATGAATTAGATTTAAAAATTATATCTAAATTAGAAGAAATATTAGATACTGAATTATATATCGTTCCGACTAAAAATCAATGGAGAAAAATTAAATTACAACATTTAGATAGATTATTAAAATAAATTTATATATTTATATTTTAAATTAAAAAAATGAAAAAAATTACTAAATTAGAAATGTTGTTGAATAAGGTTGTTGAATATAACAAACCAAATGATACATACATTAAAGCTTTTTTGTATAAAGATGCAAAGGGGTATTACTTAAAAGTTGTTGAAATACTTTTAGGTACTTTAATGTTCAATCAAATAATTTATTTGGTTGATGGTGATGAAAATTTTATAATCAAAGCAGAGAAACCAAAACTTATGCGAGTAAGTTTTAAATCGTGGCACTATCGCTTGGTTAAATTTGTATTGAAAGATTCAGCACCTACGCCAAAAACGATGCAAAATGGTTGTCCATATTTTTGGTTATTATTATTTTCTATATTTTCTGTACCATTTATTTTACTTTATAAAGCAATAAAATGGGTGGTTATGTTGATTCCACATGCATTAAATTGGTATTTAGAAAAAACCGCTATCAAATGGTTGGCTGAATTGGATGACGTTACAGTGTACGATTACTATAAAACTCGCAATAAAATGCCTAAAGGAGTTAAGATGTATTTTAAACGAAAAGATACATATGATTCTCCATATAGTATTGTGCTTGATCAATATATCAAAAATAAATATTCTGATATGACATATTGGGATGCTCGTAGGACTCTTAATGAAAAATGGAAAATATGGTTCACTGAAACTTATGATGAAAAAATTAAAAAACGTGAAATTCTGGAAAAGAAACGTGAAGAACGAACAGAAAAATGGGACAAAAAAATGAAACCATTTAATAAATTAATGGACAAATTTGTAAACTTTGTATATAAAATCATTGATGATATTAAAAAGGTGTTCACGTTTGAAAGAGGAAAATTGAACATTATTATTAAACGAACTAAACAATTTGTTGGATTTATTATTACATTATTAATTTTAGCATCATCATTTGTTGTTATAAATTTACTTGTTCGATTAATTATGTATTTAACTGCACTTTGCGTAGCTAATTGGGTAGTGATTGCTGTAGTTGGAATTATAATTGCTGCTATTGGAGTTGTATATTTAATATATTTAGCTATTTCAACTTGGTTGCAAAATGTTGTAAATAAATATAAGAGTGGCAAAAAAATTTGGTATATTGAAATTTTATTATATTTGACATTTTATCCTTTAAAATATATCACAATCGGATTAAAATATATTGTGTGGTATCCAGTTAAATTTATTTTTTACGAACTTTTATTTAAATTGGTATTAACACCTATTGGTAAAATATTATTTAAAATATTTATGACAATTTGGAGTGGATTTGTTGGTAGCACAGGTATATTTGGTGAATATTTTGGAGCAAGCTATTCGGATTATTGCCCTGGACTTGAGTGGTGTGACTTTGAAGATGAAGATGAAGATATTAACTCTTAAAAAACTAAAAATATGTATACGTTCGTAATATCAATGACTATTGTAGCTATCGTTTGTTTGATCGTTTTTAAAAAAATGTTTTGGGAAAATAGGTATATCGTTTTACTTATTGGATCGGTTGTTTCATTTATAGTGATATTATCAGCAAATTTTAGTGTTAAAAATAATTTAGAAACAAAAGTTGTAATAAATTGGACTAAACCAATTCAAATTATGAATTTAGCTGATACACTATTTATATCTGATAGTGCAAATGTCGCAAAATATAATTTAGATTTAAATGATTATTTTTGCGAAGATTCTACATATAGAACTATAATTACAACTAATCAGATTGTTGTTGATTCTGATACAATAATATACCAAACTGATACTATTGTTGTACCAAATATTATGCAATCAAACTATTTCATTTATGAATATAATGAAAAATTAAAAGTAGCATATACGGAAAATGATGGAGATGTTGATTCGTATTATTTATCTGATATTTATATAATCCCAAGCGAAAGTGATAGTGTGGCGTATATTATTAAGAAAACTAAATATTATGATCCTAACACTAAATGGATTGCAGGATTTAGTTTGCCTAAAATTGAAACAATTAAGTGTTTATCTATTCCACCTACAGAATATAATAAGATACCTAAATCATATTTAAAAGATGTTCCATTTTAAATTATATTGATATGAAAATTACATTAGTTAATATTCTTTGGAAAAAAGAATTAGTTCATTGGAAGAGATTAAAACAAATGTTTACTAGATTTAATTCATTTATGAGTAAAATTACATTTGGTTTTATTGTTGCAATTTTAATTACAATAGCACACTATTGCTTTGCAATCATGCACACTCTTTATGAAATATTTTTGTGGATTTTTGTTAGAGATATATTTAAAGAAAATTTACAAAAGATTTCATTAAAAATGGGATTGGTTTAATAATAAAAAGCGAAAATGATTATTTTCGCCTTTTATTATAATTTAAAATTTGGTTGTTACAAAAAAATACAATATATTTACACTTTCTAATAATAATTATTAAAACAAAAAATTATGTATAAAAAATTAACAGAGAATGACATTAAAGATACATTTCTTAAACTTATCAACGAAAATGGTACAACTTCTAACAAAGAAGTAAAAGATTATCTTCGAGGTGAGGGTTTTTGGGCATTCCAAAGTACAGTGAAAGATTTTATTGATGCTAATTTTGAAGATCTTGGTGCAGATCGTACATACAACGGCAAGTATAACGTTTATACATTATCTCAAGATTATATTGAAGATGACGAAGATGAAGATGAAGATGATGATGAAGATGAAGATACATTCGATGATGACGATGATGACGATGATATTGTTGTTAATGTAAAAGTGTTTACCGCACGTCAATTAAAATTCCGAAAAGATTCAAATACAGAATTATTCTCAAAAGTTAGAAACCCAAAATATGTTCAATATAAATCTGATATTGAAAAGGTTTTGAAACAGAGAGGTGTTATTTTATGAAAAAAGGCTTGCAATTGTGAGCTTTTTTGTACTAAATTATCCTCTAAAGACGCTAAACAAATTGAAAGAGACACATATTGGAATAGAAACAAAAACATATATATATGAAGAATTTGATGTATTTTAAAAACAAGTATGATCAGTCTAAGACACAAGTTGGTAGAGATAGTGCTAAAAAAAATGCTGAGAAGCAATTAAGTCTCAATGATTTTCAAAAATTTTTAGAATGGGAAGCAACACAGCCAGAAAAACCTAAAAGAATACGATAAAGAAAAAAAGGCACTAATTTGTGCCTTTTTTCTTTTTTTATATTTCTAATAATATATCCAATATTTTATTTTTTTCATATATCGAAACTAAAACTTTATCGGTATCTATTTTATCTTTTGGTATACACCAAACATGATAGTTTTTACTCAATATAATGTCTCCTATAACATGATAAGTTTTATTTGTATTAAAATTTTTAAATTCAATGCTTATTGGTAACGTATCATCGTTTAGATATCCAATAGTGAATTTATTTTCTATTTTATTAAAACTTACTTTCACATCTGATTCTAATATCACTATATCCGTATTATATTTATCGAAAAAAAAATCTATTGGGTTTTCTACCAATTTAGTATTAATTATTCTATCTGTTATCATTTCTGGTGTAATATTTATTGAACATTCAAATTGTCTATCTGTATCTTTATGTTCAGGACACCAATTCCAATCTCCTTTATCAAATTGAAATTTATTAAAACACCCATTGCAAACATTAAAATTATGAACATTGATCATATTTGTTTTAAATTCACATATCGGATTAGAAAAACCAGATATCATTACTACTTTTTTTCTTACAGCCCAAGCTAACCAACTTAGCCCAGATCCAATACCAATAAAAAATTCACAATGCTTTAATTCATTAATTCTATGTTCTATTGGGAAGTTTCCAGTATGATCTAAAACGTTTTTTAAGGTGGTTTTTTGCTTACTTATAACCATAACCTTGTATCCTTGTGTATTTAACCAATCGACTAAAATTTGCCAACCTTTGTTGCTATTTCGGCATGGATAATGCCAATGTTTAGTGTTCGCTGTTGAATATTGGGCAATACAAACATATTTATCTTCAATCGGTCTTGCTCCATCAGGTATATTTATTTTTGGTACGATTTCTTTATATTGCAACCCTAAAATATCAGACGCAGTTTTTTGTAGCGGTTGTTTTTTGTAATCGTTCGGATTTAAGTCTGGATTTAATGGTTGATACCAACCGATATTATATTTAGCATACAAATCTTCAATTTTATCACCATGATTAACAAAAGTTATGTGTGGATATTGATTTTCGAACCAAGTATTCCAAAATGTCGCACAATATATTTTACAATTATGTTTTTTTCTAAATTCTTCCACATATGGAAACCAAGCTAATGTATCACCTATAGATTTACTATCTAATTGTATTAAAACATTTTTATCTTCTAATTCTATTTTTTTTGTTACGATAAGATTATCTTTAAAAAATAGATTAACAGTATAATCTTTATAATATTTAGTGTTTGTTTTGCACCAATTATTTACATTCAATTTTGTTTTATATATAATTTGATCCTTTTCTAAAATTTCAACTCCGAATTTTTGTTTTGTATTACCATTAATTTCAACTTTACAACCATCAACAAAATTAATATCGTATTGAATATATTCATCATTTTTATTTTTTTGTGTAAATTCTAAAATACTAGAGTATTCTTCTGATAATAATTTTTCAAATGTGTTATTATCTTCTATTCGTTCAATATTAAAATTTTTTAATAATAATTCCGAATCTAAATTTAAATCCATAGTTAAATAATTGACATTTTTATAACTGTCATACATATTTAAATATGATGATAAGTTATTTAAAAAAATCGGAAGTTTATATGATGTTGCCTCTTTAATTGCTAATGGGTTTAATTCTAATGTTGATGAATGAATAAGAACATCTGACGCTTGATAAAATAAATCAACGTCTTCTCGTTCACCATAAATAAAACAGTTATCAGTTTTATCTTTGATCATTGGTTCCCAATAATCTTGAAAGTTACCTGCCATATTTCCAACAAAATGAAAGTGAATTTTATATTCTTTTAATATTTTAGCTAAATCAAATAAATATTTTTGATTTTTTCCTTTGGTGAATAATCCAACATTTAATATGTGGAAAAAATCGGGATCAAATTTTAGTTCTTTTCTTGCTAAACTTTGATTTTTTTCTAATTTTTCAATTGGATATTCAATTACTGTCGATGGAATATCGATATCTTTATATTGTAATTTAGAATATTCAGATACAAACATAAACTTATCTGGAAAATATTGTTTTTGTTTAACATTAAATGTTGATGTATGGGTAGTTTCTATGATTTTATATGGTCTATCTGGTCTATAAAGCCAATCGGTGTGTTCTTTTATTATACCGTTTATAAACATTTCTGGAATTTCTTCCATATGTATAATATCTGGATTAATTTCTTTTACAATTTCTATAAAATTATCTCGAATATCATTATTATCCGTCCAACCTAATGAAATAAATTTTGTTCCTAATAAATTTTTAATTTTATTTCGCTGTACAACATAACTCCATGCAATTTCACGATATTCAATAACATAAACATCGTTATTAATTATAAGAGATTCTATTCTTTTTAATACGACTTGAGGTAATCCTCCTGTACTTGCGTGGGGAATTATTATTAATATTTTCATTATTTATATTTTCATTTTTATATTTATAATAAAAAAATATAACATTGTTTTAATTTTTAAATTTTTATGAAAAAATAAGTCTTTCTTGATAGGCAATAACAATAATCGGATAAACATATATAATATTCATGTAAACTATTTATTTTTAAAAATATATAACATTTGATGCGGTATTAAAATAATCATATCCCATATCTGTAATATTTGCATATATCCCAGTAATACCTGCATAATTACTTGGTATAATACTTTCAGATATCACATTTGTATTTTCAAAATTACCATTTGCTATCTGAACATACCAACGTGCAACCACTGGACTATAACACACACCAAGAATATTTGTAATACTAAAAACTATATACGGATTTGTCGTTGTCCCCGTTATCGGAATAATTGTTGTTGTTGGTATAAATGTTGTTGTTGTTGTCGGAGCAATTGTTGTTGTTGGTATAAATGTTGTTGTTGATGTTGTTGTTGATGTTGTTGTTGATGTTGATGTTGTTATTTGTGTAGAACAATCGATTTTTTCATTATTATAATACATCTCATATGGTGTTAAATATCTACAACTATCATCTAAATATGAAGAATATGCAAATAATATTCTACAAAATGTTTGATTACAATCAAATTCAGTTAAAAATTTTAACGTATAATATAACGTGTTAGTTAAAATATAAATAAAACTACCTTCAGTTTCTATTGATATTATATCTAAATAATGAATATTATATACTACTTGAGTCAATCCGCTTATACTTGATTTATACTCAGTAATAATAAATTCTGTTGATCCTGTCATACCAATACCACATGGTACTTGGTTAGTTATAATGTCAGTATAATAAAGATTTGATATTGTAATTGCACTATTTATAGGTTGTGGTGTTGGTTTAGTTATATTTGCATGAAAAATATCTAAAACAACATCATACCCTAATGGGTTATTTAAATATATTTGACCAATCTTATTTGTATATGATCCATTTAAAACCAATAATCTATTTATCGGATATGTGTGGCCAGAATCACCTTCATAATAAAATTCAATATTATACTCATTAGGTTCATGATTATAATACGGATCTAAACTATCTTCACCTAAATTAACATCATAATCATAATTACCATTATATGTAACTTTTATTAATAAAAATGTTGTAATCTCTTTAAAATTACTATAATTTAAAACGAAATCTTCTGAATATGCTGGTAAAACGACTCTTGATGTATAATGAGAATCGTGAGGTATAGCAATATCACTTAAATCTACATAAGATGTTTCATGCGGACCGTCAGATACTATAAATTTATCTTTTATATTCTTAATCGTTTTAATTGTCGGATTTAATAATCCATTTTTTACAATTCTATTTCTATTATAATGTGATGGCATATTTAATTTTAAATTTTGTCCCAATTGCCAACACTGGCATCGATGAGTCTCAAAACATCATTTAAATATAATGCTTCGGATGTCATACTATTATCTATACTTTCGTTTGTTTGTGTAAAAATCGTTAAAATATCATTCGATATATTTTTAACTATTAATACATTTCCGCTCCCGACTGCTGAAGGTAAATATAAAGAATAAGTATTTCCTGTTTCAGTTGTACCAGAGAATCTAATATATTCATCTGTTGTTGTTCCAGTATATGTTAAACCAGAAGTGTTAGTGATATTAAAGCTTGGTTGAAATCCTGTCGATTCTACGCCATCATATTCTGTGTCAGTAGTCGCATGAAGTATATCTAATGTAACATCATATCCTAACGGATTACTTAAATATATTTGAGGGATTTTTTCATCAGCAGATCCAGTTAAAATCATAAGTCTATTTAATGGTCTTTCTATTGGATCATCCTCAAAATAATATGTTATATTATATTTTTCTTGTTCATATTGATAATATGGATCATTTGTGCTATCATAAGTAACTTTAATCATTAAAAATGTAACAGATTTACCAATAAATCCATAAATTAAAGGAACGTCTGATGTGTTTGCATTTAATATAACTCTCGATCTATATTGTGATTCATATGGTATCGCTAAATCTTCAAGAGATAATTTATCTAACACATTAGCCCCCTCAACTGCAATAAATGAGCAATTCCAATTTTTTATTGTTTTTTCTGTTGGTTGTAGTAAATCGCTGGATTTTATAGTAGTCATATTAATTTTTATTTTTTCTTTATATATAAAAATACGTAGGCGTTTTTTTATATATAACATTAAAACAAATATTTCATGCAATATTTTTATACTCCAAAATTTGATGGAACATTTACTATGAGTTGGGTTGGAAGACCTGCTTATGATGATGAAAAATCTACACAAATACATGATATAATCACATTGGCAATACCACCAAAAAAAAGTATAACATCAATTACTAAATTTACAGATATTGTTAAAGGTGAGACAAATGAACATTATTTTAAAAAGTTTTTTTCTTTTAGTAATATGAGAAGTGGGATTAGTTATACCGATTCTGCACCAATAACAGGTATAACTGGAGAATATTGTCCGTTAAATGATTTATATTTAAACTTAACTTATTATAGAATAGATTCTACTGATGGTGTACCAACATTGACCATAAATGCTATAGTAATTGAGGGTACATATGATATCGAAGTGACAGATGAAATAATAGAAGTTCCTGATGATGGGTATATATTAGAACCTAAAAATATTTATAAAATATTCAAATTAACAGGATATGAAATATATGGCATAAACACCAACAATCTTATTATAAAATATAGATTTACTCAAGATGGAGGTCGAACATATACTCCTTGGGAACCATTATCAAATGAAAATATATCGACTGTAAAAATAAATCCAATAAGATTTGCACAAGTTCAATATAGTATTACAAAAATTGACTCATCGATAACATCTAAAATATATGATGTTATTTTAACTGGTGATTTTCAGAATATTAATAACTATTATTTAAAAACAAATAGATATGGAGTTAGAGAAGATTGTGATGCTGGTGGATTAATAACCACTGGATCAACAAGTTCTAATGGTAGTAGCACAAATATATGTATAACAAATAACTCTAAAAGTGGTACTTATATGGGACAAAATCCAAATGGAAGTTCGTATAATTATAATAGAGATTGGATTACTCAAGGATTAAGTTGTTATTTAACTGGTAATGTTATTGCGAGTATGACAAATGATAATGTAAGTAGTGGAGATGGTACACTAACAAATAATAGCACAGGAACATTTAACCCATATTCAGCATCAAACCAAACTAAAATTTCATCTTGGTATAATTACTTAGCAAACACCGTTGGTAATATATTTGGTTGGACAATAGATTATCATTTAACCGACCCAGATGGAAAAGGTATTGATCGAGTATTACATGAATATCAATTATTTAATATTGTTGATATGCAAAAATTGAAAATAATTGTTCCTGAAAATAACTTTCCAGATAATCAAGTTCAAATAAACGAATATATGTTAGATATGATGGACACATTTAAAGTTCTTATTTTAAAAGATGAATTTCAAAGAGTATTTGGAATAGAAAAAAGACCATCCCAAAAAGATATAATTTATTTTTGTCAAGCAAATCGAGCATATAGAGTAAGACACGCACAAGTACATAGAGAAATTATGTATATGGGAATATATTACGATGTTATTTTAGAGAAATATGAACAACTTGCTAATGAGCAAAATTTATCAAATTTATCAAAAAATATTTTAGAACCATTAACAAGAAATAATACATTGGATTCATTATTTGGTGAAGAAGTAAAAAACCAACAAAATAAGGTTGTAAATAAACAATTAAAACCAACGACTCACGATGTATATAAAGCAAATATAAATAAAAAAATAGATATTATAACAAAAGACATTTTTAATGGGTTAAAAGGTACAAAAATAGCTAACAATTATTATAATTTATCATCACTACCAAACGGATCAGAAGCTGTGACTTACACTAAACAAGATCCAATATTACTATCTAGTGATAATAGGGCAATAACTTTTTGGTTCAGTTTCAACACAAAATATGATCCGAATAAAGCGATAAATGATAGTATATTTAAAACATATGATGTTCCTAATAATAAAAATTATAGTTTTATAAGTAACTACAACCCTGACGAACAATTAGGTTATAAAGTTGATTATTCAAATAACCAAATAATATTAACTATAAACGAATTAAGATATGTACTAGATCTTTTAACCGCAGGTGTACCAGACATAAAAACAAATATTTGGTATGGTTTATCAGTGAATATAGATAATAGACAACGTATTATAAGTATAGACTTATTTAAGAGAAATTATAGTTATTCGATAACTATGTATACTGATAAATACGAAAAGGCTATTGTAAATTCTGATAATTCAACAGGATTAACATATTACAAATCAAGAGGTTATAGACCAGTAAATAATAAAGAGATAAATGAAACTTTATTTGATACTAAATTACAATTAGTTAAATCGTTTACTGGGACTACAGATACTATAAGTTTTGAAATAAATGAAACTATAACACTCTATGCATCTGATGTAAAATTAACAAATATTAGAATATTTAATAATATAATCCCAAGAGAATCAATATCAGATATATTACAACAAAGAGTTATACAAGATTCACAATATTTAATACTAGCGGACAATGCATCTAGACAATTATATACTGATAATATTTTAAATACAAGATGGGAATAATATTACGTAACAATACATTTTATCACCAATATTCATTTTGTATTTTTGATATCTTTTTTAATCTAGATTCTTTTAAAGTTATAAATCTATCTTTTGACCAACGATAATATCCGATTTCATCTAATAAAAAATGTGGTGTTCCAATATCTTCTATCTCTTTAATCGTGTAAATTCTATTTTTAAAAATAACTTTTGTGATTTTATTATTTATGCATTTATCAGACCATAAATCATTAACACAAACTATTTTATCGCCAATTTTCATAATTTAGAATCTATCATTTTCTTAATATCTTTAGATTGATAATATCTAACTTTTCTTTCTTTTATTTTAAATTCAAATATTTCATATAGTGTTACTGAGGTTTGTAGTTTTTCAATATGATTTTTTAATTCAACTATAGCATCACGATATTCTATATCTGCATCCCAATATTCTGGAAATCGCTTTTTAAAACTTTCTAATTCATTTTCAATAATTTTTACAGATATAAACACATTTTTATCAAAAATTGTAGATTTTATATTGAGCATTTCTTTCATATGTACAGTAAATCTATGAATTAAATTATCAGTTTCAATAACTTTTAATAACCCTATAGCATATGCATCATTTTCACTCAACACAATTGGCTTATTTTCTTTAACCATTATTTTTATTTCTTGCTCGGATTTGCTTTTTAAAACAAATCTCTTATAATCAGACCAAAGTCCTCTTTTTATTATATCATCTGGACATAACGTTAAAATCATAATTTATTTTTTATATATAGATATAATAAAAAATAATAAAAGTTTATAAAAATGAATAAAAATGAACTAATAATTTCATATGAAAAAGTACATAATAACAAATATGATTATAGCTTAATTCCAAATATAGTTAAAAATAAAGATAAAGTAAAGATAATATGCCCAGAACATGGAGAATTTGAACAACGAGTTGATTCACATAAAAAATCTGGCTGTCCAATGTGCAAAAGAAAACAATTAACAACAAAAACATTTATAGAAAGATCAAAAAAAATATTTAGTGAATATGATTATAGTTTAGTTGAATATATTAACTCTAAAATAAAAGTTAAAATAATATGTCCAGAACATGGAGAATTCGAAAAAATTCCCGAAGCTATTTTATATAAACATGAAGGATGTCCATATTGTAACAATAGAAAAACTACGATTGATATGTTTATAGCAAAGTCTAAACAAATATATGGTATAAATAAGTATAATTATAATTTAGTTGAATATAAAAATAATTACACTAAAATAAAATTAATATGTCCTAAGCATGGTATATTTGAGACTTTACCAAACAATCATTTATCTGGAAAAGATGGTTGTCCTAAATGTAATGGTAGATATGTTACAACTGAGGACTTTATAAACAAGGCTAAAAATATACATAGAGACAAATATGATTATGGTTTAGTTGATTATAAAAACAACAGAACTAAAGTTAAAATAATATGCAAAAAACATAATAATATTTTTAAACAAGCTCCCAGTGAGCATTTGAGCGGTAATGGTTGTCCATTATGCAACGAATCCAAAGGAGAAAATAAAATTGCTATATATTTAGATGATAATAATATTGTATATAATAGACAACATAAATTTGATAGATGTATGAATAAAAGAAAATTACAATTTGATTTTTATTTACCAGAATATAAATTGTGTATAGAATATGATGGTATTCAACATTTTGAGTCTATATTATATTGGGGTGGTGATGAATCGTTTAAAAAAACAAAATATAATGATAATATTAAAAATGAATATTGTAAGAATAATAATATTAAATTGATAAGAATATCATATAAAGATAAAGATAACATAAAAAAAATATTAAATACATTTTTTATATATAAAGAAAAAACCCAGTAATATGAATAAAATACTTATCGTTGATGATGATGTCGATAGTTCAACAATTCAACAAGCAATAATTCAAAAATTAGGATATTATACTCAAATAGCTATTAATGGATTGGATGCTATTAAGTATATTAAGCAAGACCCGCCAGATTTAATATTATTAGACATATTTATGCCACAAATGGATGGTTATGAAACAATTAAATATATTTCTGATAATTTTGATATTCCTATTATTGTAGTCACTGCTGGCGGTAATCAAGTTATTAAAAAAATAAAAGATCTAGGTATTATATTTTATATTCAAAAACCAATCATTCCAAATAAATTACAAAATGAGATAAGTAAATGTCTTAAACATCAAGAATTATTAGAAAACGTATAATAAACCTTTATATAAATGAAAAATAATGAAAATAAATGAAAAATAATTATTAAAAACAACTAAATTTACTATAAAATATTTATATATACTTTAACAAAAGTTCATTGAGATGCTGGTATTAATGGTTCTGTGATAAAAAATAACAACTTTTCACAGATAAAACCAAACACGTTTAACAAACAAAACAACGAAAACCAAGTTGTTTAAATAAATCAATGATGATAAAACAA